ATGCCATTAGTAATGCAAAAATTTATGTTGAGAAAAATGGATACCTAGAAGAGATTAAAAGAATGGAAGTACATGAAAGTCAAATTATAGGTAGTCCTAGTATTAAACTTGTAGTTAAGACACAAGACGAAAAACATCTAACAATAGATGACGGATTAAAAGGAAATTATTAACAAACAAGGAGAGAAATGAAACAAATAACACTACAACAGTTGCAATCTTTGATCGCATATTTAAAAGGAAGACCTTGGGAAGAGGCGCATCCTATTATAACTATGCTTACATCTTTGCCTACAATTGAGTCTAAAAAGGATACACCTGTTACTCCTAAAAAGTAATGGGTCCAGAAGCTAAATTATACCAAACAATACGTAAGGCTACACCTAATATTATCTACAATAGGATTGAAAATTTAAGTGTACAAGGTATGCCGGATGCACTCTGTTACAACAAAAGAAAGCAGTTCTTTACAGTAGAATTTAAGATAGCAAAAGGTAATTCTGTTCGACTAAGTCCGCACCAATATTCGTGGCATTACAATCATCCTGAGAATACTTTTATCTGCATCCAGACCCTTGGTCCGAGGTCAAAGAAACTTTTTCACCTGGTCCCTGGTTCAATGATCGAGGAGCTTGCAGCTTCGAGCTTGAAGCTTGATGATTACTGCTTGGAGCTTGAAGCTATTGCGCAGAAATTTGACCATGTAGGCTTGACGCTTGAGAATTTATAAGCTTGGAGCTTGAAGCTTGGAGCTTGGGCCGGCCCGCTTGAGGCTTGTAGTCCCTGACCGGATAACCGTTCGCACGGCACCAGTCGTTGTGAACCATCTGGATGGTCTCTGTATATTTTGATTTACAATTTCTAGTGTTGGCCATTCTATTTTGTCCTATTGTATCCTACGGCTTGAGGCTTGTCAAGCTTGCGGCTTGCAGCTTGGAGCTTATTAAAAAATTTCTGCGTGCTCTTCAGGTAGGACGCCGGCAGCTGGCCATGGTCCATCGTGAACCATGGCAGCAGGTCGTTGTGTTTAATTCTTTTCATCTTCTAAATATTTTTTAGTTTTCTCCTGGTCTTCCTTCACTAGTCGCAGGATCTCTTCCATCGCATCCGCGATTCTTTTTAATTGTGTTGTGTCCATATTATACCTTTCTGTTTATATCCTATGATATCCTATTACTAGGATGGTGTCAAGCTTGAAGCTTAAAGCTTGGGGCCTGAAGCTTGTACCTTAGAATCATTCTAAAGTGGTCAAGCTAGATAGCCCACGCTTTTCAGCTAGCTACGCGACTATACACTTAGCTTGACCCCAGATCCATTGCGCTGATCAACGATTTTTATAGTCAATGGATCAGGGCTCAAGTTTGATCAAGGTAGCGTCCAGATCCATATCTATCGCTACGTTTTTCCTGAACAGTATCCCATTCAAGTCTTGGACAACTTGACCCCAGAATACAGAGTGCTACGTAGGTGAGGATCTTCCTTGTAAACCAGTGCACCAACTTACAATCCCAGACGCAATGTCTCGCGACCTATGTTATAGGGTTTATATCCCCAGCATTTCTGTACTCTGGGCTCAAGCTGGTGCTATTAACACCAGATTAAACCCGAAAGGACTACAAGACCCCCGCGCGTTGTAAAGCCGAAGCCGAACTTGTGTAGGTCTTGTAATACTTAATTCAATATAGGTGTTGACAATCTATTTGTCAAGGGATAAAATAGGATAATTATAAACAAATAAAGAAAGGTTATATGTCAGCAAAAATAAGAATGAACACCGAGTTTAGAAATAAACTGTTCAACAAAATAAAAGATGTGTTTGAGAACGAAAGCACAGAAGAACGAGAGGCATTTTTAAAATCAAGAGAAGATTTTAATGTGGTACAGAAAGAAACATTTAAATTAGCAAAGGCAGTTGTTGAAAGCTCATATCCACCAGAAGATGTCGCAACCTTGCGTGTCTTTAAGAAAAAGTATGGTGACCCTTGCGACGTGGTAGCAAAAGATAAATGCTTTTACTTTGCACATAACGAAGATGTAAATGACGAGGGCGAAAAGACAGAAACTAAATCACATTTTGATTTTGGTTTATATGGTAACCTAGACGGAAACGAGAGTTATGGTAGAGATGATCAAGACCAATTTGCACACGCATATTTTAGAGAAGAACTAAAAGCGAAAGGTTGCAACCCAGATATTATACCTCAACAATCTGGTAAAGAGAGCAACCCATATAAAACAAAGCACGTTGATATGTGTAATAAGGAACTAGGCAAAGAGAGTAATGGTTATAATGATAGTAATGCGATTGGAATGACTAAAGATTTTAACGCACCATTTTATGCTGATGTGATTGGAACTTCTTATTGCAGATCAAGAGCAATCGCTTGTACTAAAGACGAGTACAATATGTTTTTGATGTGGAGAAGTGCAAAAGCAAATGTTGTATCTAAACACTCAACGTGGGTATCAAGTATATCTAAACAAGCTGATCAATTAAAGATTGGTTTGAAAGCATACAGATATTTAAGTGAGGGCATAGAACTTGCAACCGAACTAGGTATCAATGTAGACGAGGCAGAACTTGTTAAAACAAACTCTACTGGCTTAACAATCTACAACCCTACAAATCTAGCGAATATGATTAAGGGTATGAAGAATAAACAATCAACAAATACAAGAGAGGCAAAAATACTAGCAAGAAAACAATATGAGAGTGTAAATTAAAACTTGACACATAGGGCTATCTGTAATAGGATAGTCCTATAAACAAAATAGAAAGGTATACAATGTTTTACATAACTTACTTCGCAAAGAAACACGCAAAGTTTATCACTAGAAAAGGTCAGTATGATAAACCAGACGGAACGAAAGGAAAATCTTTTACATCAAAAGATAAAACACCTTGCCTAGTCTATTGGGATTTAGACGCAGACGGTTGGAGAATGGCAACAGGAAACGCAAAGGTTAGAATATGATTGATTACAATTTAATATTATATATCGGTCTGGGGTTTATGATCGTAGGTTTTTTATTATTTATCGTATCAGAAATAATGATAGCACACTATGACCGAAAACTATGGGAACTAAATGAAAGGAAAAAATGGAAGGCATAGAACTTATGGTAGCAATAATAGGAACAGTTGTAATACTGTTGTGGTACATATGAGCGATTACAAATGGTGTCACGCACCACAGTGCCACGAACATAGAACACAGGACAGAATAAGAGGTGCTAAGGGTAGCAAGGTCCTAAGAACTAGAAAAGTAAAACAAGATAAATGGAACCAAGATTCTTTTCTTAAATACTTTTGTAGTCAAGGATGTATGTTACAGTTTGTTAATACACATATGGAACGTATCGTTGCAATCGCACCAAGGAACCAGCCATTAGAAACACCGATCAATGACCCTGTAAAAACTAAACACGAAACAGGATATGGCAGAACTTATTATGATAACATAATAACAGAAAAAGAGGTTGACACATCTATGGAATAGGATTATAAGGGATATTGAAAGGATATATATATGACACAAAAAAAGCCACTACAAATACTATTTGAAGTGACCAACCCTTACTCTGGTCAATCTGCAAAGCTTTCACACAGTGAGTATAAATTATACCACGAGATAAAAGATGCAGAAGTTAACGAGGACTACACTACAATGCAGAAGAAGTTAGATAAGTTTAGCAGATTAAATGTATCAGCTTATATGACATTACTAGACTAACAATCAATCACAGGTTGTGCGCCCCTGCGGGGCGCCCAGCTTTGCACACACCAGCACACACACCAATAGAGGTACCAGACCCATTGTCAAACTAGCTATGGACCAAGGGACCATACACCCCTTACGTGTAAAAGGGGTCCCACTACTCTAGGTTGTATTGCTTGATTTAGACAGACAAGGGTGTTAAAAACTTATTAAACATCCTATAAAGATGCAAAAAAAAATTATAAAAAATTTTTATGAATTTAAATAAAGTAGATATTAGTAAGCTTCCTTCTGACGTTAAAAAAGATTTTTTAAAATTACAGGTCATGTACGCTGAACGAAAGATACAAGCAAAAGCAAAAGATGATTTCATGTCCTTTGTCAAATGTGTTTGGCCAGAGTTCATTGAAGGAT